CTGACGGAACTTGATCTGATTAGCAGGATCAAGGTTACCATATACATCTGTTACTCTCTTAGCAGAATAAGTATCAAGCTTCATTGTCTTGTCACCTACTGCGATGTCAGCAAAACCTTGGTTATCACCAACCTTCTTATCCACTAGAGCTACTGCTGTGTCAAGTACATCGACTTCAACAGACTCTTTCTTTAATTTCTTTGTTTGATCGGATGCCTTCTTCTTAAAGTCAGAGAGACGTGCCTTCATAAGAGTATCCATTTCCTTAGTCTTGGACTGCATCTTACTCTTAGCTTCGTCACGCTTTTTCTGTAGACCCTTTTGTCTACTCAACTTCTTTTGTTGAGCGATTTGCTTCTGAGCTCTTTCAGTCTCAGTTGCTGCTTCAGTAATTTTTTTAGATTCTTCAGACATTTTTTTGTTGCGACCTGACATAATACGGGAGACTAATTTACGACCAGCCTTTGTACGACCGTCATATTTTGCCCCATTGTTCTTCTTATATTTAGAACGGTTCTTTTTTCCAACTATAATATGAGCAGGTGGCAGAGCAATCTGGCTACCGTCTCCAGCTGAATTGATTGGTGCGTCCTCATTCATAGCAGTATGAGTTCTTCTAAGGTATATGTATCTAAGTAAGGATCGTCAAGTTCCTCAGGGAGGTAATTGAGATACTTTAAGAACGACTTTAACATACTCCAATACTTTGCGTCAATCTTATGAAAGAGCATTGGAGTGGATGCTTCACCAAATACATTCTGTAACACTATAATATGGTTAAGAATTAGGTGAGTCTTTAACTCTCCTGACTTCTCATATCTCTTCAACAAACGTTTTATATATTTAAAACGCTTCAAATCCTCAAGGAAGTCGTCGTAAGTTATTCCTTGAGGATTTTCGTAGTTTTTAGAAGCGAATAGAAGGAAGTTGTCATCATTTAGAAATTCAAATTTCATCCCTCGGTCAAAATTATGCGAATGTAATTGACTTAGCCGCAGAAGTTACTTCTTCAGCACCACCAGCAGATGTTATTTTAACACGATACTCATATCCGTCAAGTGCTGCTTTAGTACCTGCGGTAATTGTGAGTGCTGTTGCTGCTCCTGAAGTTACACTAGCTGCTACTCCAGTGTTACCATATACTCCACCGTCTAGTGAAGATGTGATGTTAACCCAACGAAGTCCTGTTGCAGTCTTACGTTGCCACTGTGTGCTAAGTGCTGATGAGTCACTTGATGCAGCAGTAACTGTAAGTGCACTAGTAGTAACGGGGTCACTAAGACCTGTTAGTGCTACTAGATCTTGACTGAATGTGATAGCAGTTGCTGCGTCAGCTACTACACTATCATCACTCTGTGTCTCGTCTGCGTTTGCTTCTGGATCTGTTAGAGGAACAAGAAGTTCTGATTTATAGCGTGTATTACCAGCAGTATCGGTATAGGTGATGTAGTTCCACCAACCTGGTCCAGTGAGTCCACGCTCTTGGTTCTCACTAAGTGCTGCTTCTGTCTCGTCAACGAAGACCACAGTAGAACCACTAGCGTCTGCTACGACGGTAGTTTCAACCTTAGTCTTATTGGCGTTACTGTCAGTATCTCCGTAAAGTGACATTGTTCTGATTACCTGTTTGTTAGTATTTATCTAATATTATAACCTTCAACTTCACCTGAAGCGTTAGCTACAGATAGTAGTTGGTTACGCAATCCTCGTTTGGTTGCTGCACTGTGCTCTCTTACTTCATCAGTTACTAGTTTATTAACACGATCTGCTTCAGATGCATCAACATCTAACCACTGTCCTGTCTTAAGAATGACATCAACGTCAGCCTTTTCAATAGTATCAGATGCAGTTGCTGTAGTAAGTTCTAACTTAAGTTCTTCTTTAGATTCATCATCGAATCCAGCACCTGCTCCTCCAATAGGAATGAGTATTTGATATACTCCTCCGTACTTGTCAAGAGTTACTTGGAATATAGCCCCTCTATGATCCACATTATCTCCATTACTGTCCTTGATTTGGGCTGTAGGAGTCTTTAGATACTTTCCAGGAGAATTAATTCTGACTCGATCGATTTCACCCTTCTCGTCATAGTTCCCTTGGAAGTATTTTATGGTACCATCAGATTGAGGCACTTGGGTAATTGAGTGTCCATCCTTTTTCAGGTCAAACTTAGGTACCCAATCGTTACGATCTTCTGCCATTGCAATACACAAACTATTGTCTGTGGCTATTTATAAAAGTTTTATTATGACTCAAGTAGTGCTTTAGCTACTGCTGCCACGAGTTCATCATCAACTTTGTTCTCTGTCTTAGCTGCTGCTTTCTTCAGCAACTTGATCAGGAAGTCTTTGATCACTGAATCAAGATCCTCTGGAATCTTATCTACCGCTTTGTTAATAATGCTGATAGCGATAGGCATTAAAAAATTAATCATTTCAAGTATTGAAGTTAGATTTATTTAGGCTCTTGTACTTCTTTTTTCTTGGGAAGTAAACGTTTCTTCGCCTTCTTCTTCATTAACTCCTTCGGATCATCCGTGTCGGAATTAATCTCAGGCATAATCTCTACCTCTGAGGTGTCCTCAGGAAGTTCTGCTCTTAGTTGATAGAATGTTTTCATAGGACTGAGTACTCCTCCAGATCTTTTACCCAAGATCTAAAAATTTTGTTGTCTTCCGCTAGTGCTATTATATAGTTAGGTCCACGGCGAATCACCTTACCATACTTACCATTGGTAGTGTTCTTCACCCAGTCTCCTTCACAAAAGACCTGATCGTGACGGAAGTCTTCTTGAACTTCACGCTCAAATCTCTCTGTTATATTGGTACGGAACTGTTTAAAGGATTTCATTTCTTCTTTTTATCGAAGTCGTGTATATTTTCTGACCCACCCACAGAAAATGGATTGTACTTGCTAGTAGCTATCTTGTACATTTTCTCGTGAACGGTTTCGTTTATTTGATCTTCATAGTCTAGACCATCGTCTTCCCATTCTTCGATCGGTTTGTCTGTTGCTATAGGCATAAGGTCCAAGGGGTTATCGTGGAACCAAGGATCATAATGAATTCTTGGTAAGGTCATTAGTCTTTCCAACCACCAGCTTTTAGCCAGTTGTTGTAGTGAGGGTTGTCCCAGTTGTCACTAATCTCATAGGAAGGAATTACAACCTCTTGGATGTATCTCCTATTCTCTTCTACAAGTGATACCTTAGCATCTATTTGTGCACCCCACCAAACTGCTGCACCTACTTGTGCTGCTAAGAATGTGAGCAATGGGATTGGTAAATTTTTCATTTTTTCTTCGCTCTTTTTTTAATGTTCATTAATTTTTTCTTTGCAGGAGGAGGTGTGTCATCATATCTATAGTTAGATGTTGGATTATTAACCAACGGATCTGTTTCAACAATCTCAGAGAGATTGTCACTTAGATTGAACACAAATTCTTCACTGGCATCAGAGTTACTACCCTGAAACTCAGTCATCCTTGCTTCTTTTTCTTCCTGTGATACATCATCTACTGTGTAGCGATCCCACATCTTTCCACCGTAGCCACACGTGCCACGCTTCTCCCTCTTCTCACAAAGACGACAGTATTTTTCACCAGTCTTCTTCTTAGCTGGAGGGCACTTAAATTCAGAAAGTTTCTTCATTTAAAATTAGAGGGTAAGTTGCTCTTAATCTCATTCATCAGTTTCTTACATTCACCATCGCTTAATGCTCTGGGAATTCCTTGACGAAATGCTGCAAAGTCTTCAGCAAATGCTGCACGTCTCATCTTAGTACCAGAGATTGCAAACGTATCACCGTCTGCATCACGATTACCAGAAGAAACAATGTCGAGTTTTCTGAAGTAATAGTCCTTGCCATTATATTTATGAATCCACGCAAATGCAGCAACACGATCCGACCCAACAACTAGTGTTGCATCCTCATAACCTGCTTCTTGTATGTCCTGTAAGCATTCGATCACAGATTTTTGTGCACCGACGATGTTCTTAGCATAGCTAGGGAACATTTTCTTCATCCACTTGACTTTATTTGCTGGTATTAGTGGATTTTTACCACTTTTATCTTGCGACTTTGATGTATAGATCCTCCAGTCACATTTAGAAGCTGCTATTTTGACCCCTTTTATGTTCTCTTCGTGTCCTATGGTGGGTGGTTGGAACCTACCAAAGGTAAAGAAGCAACAATCATATAATTTTTCTAACGCCATTGCTTCTGAATAGTAAAGTTGTTGTATGCAAACTCAAGACGGTTGACCAGTTTGATCATATCACCATCTTGGTGTAGTACATAACCCTCAGGTGTAGTAACCTTGTATCCCTTCTCAGTTTCTACGTAAGTTCTGAATCTCTCTAGGTGATCTAGCTTGTCTATGATAAATTGTTTGACATCTTGGATCTCTTTATAGAGTTTCAACAACTGTGTAAAGTTAATTTCATTCTTGTCTAGGTACACTTCACTATCAAATACTAACTTACGCTTAACTGCAAGTGTCTTAGGAGTCTTGATCTTAGCAAGTTCCTTCTTCATCTTCTCGTGATAGAACTCTATCAAGTTATCAAGTGCTTGACGTGGATTACCTATGGCCATACCTTGACGTACCTGACTATTAAAGAACTGCTTGAGGTAACTAGCAACGTGCCACTTAGAATCACCAGTTGTCCCCACGTTTTCCACAATATTATCGAGGAATTCCCCACAGTTTCCACAGAGGTGATCTATCCTTTGAATATATTGCTCGAAAGTGGTACATTCTTGAGCCGTAAGGGTCACTTCGTTGATAGGAGTGTCGTTAGATATGACTGCTACTTCACTAGCACGTGAGAATGTCTTGATAGGAGCACCAGCCATTGCTTGCATCTCTCCAAAAGTAGTGCCACTGTAATGCGTATGGAATACTACACCAATCTTTGATTGCTTGACCTCTTTACCTATGTCGTGTTCCTGAGGTATTCCGTACGTAATAGTATTGGGTCTAAACGTATATAATTTCTCACCATCTACAGTCTCAGTCTTTAGAGTACTGTCTGTGTATAGTAAATCTCCTTGTACAACTCCTCTAATGTTCAACTTACTGAAGTAACGTAGAGAATACTTTAACTTCTCTGCTAAATCTCCCTCATAATATACATCAACATCCTCCTCTGTGTAGCAAACCTTAGGTGCAGTCTTAGCAAAGACAGACTTAGTACCCACAAAGAACATACCACTGTTAGGATCAGTACCACATACTACAGATGGTGCACCATCCCACTTGGTTTGTAAGAATCCTTTCGCATCAGCAGTCTTACCAAGCATCTTATATAATTCTTTCAGGAAAGCAACAGACGCAGCACAACCATCAGAACCATAGTTCAACATTTCATCTTCTAAGTGTTCAAGGTGTTTGAGTTGCTTTACATTAGCCATTATCGTGTGCGTCCTCCTCCGAATCACCTGGGAATTTGGTCATAATGCTTTCACCTTTCATCTTGTATCCTGATTGTAGCTTGTCTGGATACACACGATCTGGATCTGCTTTACTTCCCTTGTCAGATGTGTTTCTGATGTTAAAAGCCATATCCAATAGAGGTGTCTTTAAGTTTATATTAACACGTTTTGCCCCTCCTGTGTTACCACCGTATGCCACTTTGACATTTGACGCAACGGAGGCAGCATTTAAAAATCTCTCATCAATTTCTAGATGATGTATGTGTCCACCGTGTAGATGGACATAATGATATCCCCAACCAAGAGATCCTTTAATCAATTCCTTAAGTAAGTTACGGTCATAGCTAGGAGCAGTATCAATCTCGTGGAACTCACGACTGCCAGATTGAAAAGCATTAAAAGTTTCGCAGAGTAAATCTTGCTTTAAACCAAATGTATCAATCAATGCTAGACCTGCTTCAGTGGTGATACTACCTGCTTTAACTTGATCTACAGGGAACACGTTGGTCTTAAGACCTAGGTTAGATAGGTTTGTGGTACCACTTGTCTTTAGTGACAGATATGTTTTCCTTTCTTGCTCCCCCTTACACTTTGTCACCAGTGTTACGTCAGTAACAGTTGCACCAATATTATATCCTTTAGTTGGTGAAGCACCACCTATCTGCCAATGACCATTAACAATTTTCATTGGTCTTTTCTTGTTCTCAGCACCTTCAGGTACTACTCTCAATGCTGTACACTTCTCTAGACCATAATGATCTACAAGACCAAAGATAAAATTTCTATACTTATTATTCTTTAGATCATCTGGATTCTCAATCCAATCATTAAGCAAGTTCTCCATCTCTCTTTCAAAGAGACCACCTTGGTTTGCTGCTCCTCTATTTCCTCTACTACCATTACCAAAGTCAGGTTGTAAATTTTTGATCTTCAACTGATTTTTAATTTCTCTGATCGTAAAAGTTCCTACTAGCTGTCTGCTAATCTTACATACACTTTTATTACTTGGATCAAATGCAATAGGATCTGGCAGTATGTTTCCATACTTCTCTGTTAATACATTAAACAACCTAAGGGCTTCAGCAGCACGGACTGTATCCATATGCTTCACTGCTTTACCTGCTTCTTCAAATGTTTTTGGTATTACATTGTATGCCATACCAGTATTTAGAGTATTATTCTTCTATATCATACTCGATAACTATCTTTTTGCTTTTTCTTCCGACACTATTTGAAGTGTCCACTCTCTCAACAGTACCACCTAGTTCAGCAGCAATACATAAGATCTCAGCAATGAGTTCTCCTTTGTCTACTGCATTAAAACTGTCTGCGATTTCTTCTTCAGGTCTTGGAAGATCTTCCTCCTTAGGTCTTAGTTTCATTTGTATACAGGGATAGGAACTAACTTAGTGTTAAAGAAATCTTTTGATCTCTCGAACACTGGATAGAATTGACATAAACCCTTCTCAGTATGACATTGCTCTAAGGGCAACCAGTTGAGATCATCAATAATATCGTAGCCTATACTAACACGAATTCCCTCATATGGCAAAGGTTTTACAGCGTGCATTAACGGACCTGGACCAATATACTGTAGTCCTTGCTTGTTAGGGATGACATATGGATACTCATCAGCATCTAGTGGATGTTTAGTACGATCTTCTAGATCAAGGTATGCCAAAGTCTGTTTATCTCTCTCCTTAAAATCTTTTGGAATATCATTAGCAAACACAGTTTCTGTAGGTTTATCACTCAAGTGAATGAAACCGTGATACTTACAGTAGCTATGGTTATGCCACCCTAACGACATCTTACCTAACTCATCATACCTATGTGCATTCATCCAAGCGTGTATCCACAATGGTTTAGTTTCTAATCCTGGATAGGATCTAATATTTTTAAATACTTGGTTCCACAAATAAAAAAATTCTGGCATAGTGGATGAGAGTGTGATGATGTTATAAGCGTTCTTGCTCATAGACATATCCCATTCATCCCTACTACCAGACATAGAGGACTCTGCTAATGGTTCAATAACCGACTTCCAGAGTCCGTAACAAGTCCGTGCTTCAGTCAGTATCTCTTTCCAAAGCACATCAACATCATAGATCTTTACCAGATCTAGTAAATTATCACAGTCATATGAAATGACCTGAGACATTATAGATCCCCTGCTTGCCTATTTTCAGATCTAGTTACTTCAAAAGATCCAGTAGGATATCTAGCAAGTAACTTAGCCATATTCTGTGCTACAACTTTATCAAAATCAAATCCTAATGCCATACAAGCTTGACTGTAGTACCAGAACACATCACCTAGTTCACGAAGCAAATGTGTTTTAGTGTCACCAGTTAATACCTTTCCTTGGAAAGTAACCTTCTTTACAATCTCTGCGAACTCACCACCTTCAGCACTAAGACCAATAGCAGCAGTCAAGAGACGTGCAATATCTACACCCTCTTTGTCTAGCTCCTGAATTCTATGAATGAACTCCTGATTGTTCTTAGATGGTTGACTTGTGGTACCATCCACAAATTCCATATACTGATTGATGTCTACTTTAGTTTGGGTCATACTACAAAGTCTGCAAATTTAGATGAAGATTTTTTATCAAAGTCAGGGGTGAAGTCGATGTCTTTAGCCTCTGCTTCAGCATCCTTACCTTGTTCAACATCATACAGCTTCATCTTCGCTCTGTCAATACCTACAACAAATCTTCTATACATTGTAGGATCATTGTACCTGTTCTTTAACTGCTTGACCATTATCTGATTCTGGGCTTCAAGTTCTTCAGAAGATATAAGAGCAAACATAAAGTCAGCAGTAGCGGGTAACCCGAAGGATTCAGAAGTGTCAGTAAGATCAACGTCAGTAGAACCAAAGCCAGAACGAGTGGTCTGTGTCGCTGAGATAATCGGGAGATCGAACTCGACGGCGAGACCACGAAGTTCTTCTGCAATCGCTTTAACATAAGTGTAGGAATTAACAATAGCACCTTTGTATCTGGAACTAGCACAGATGTTAAGGTAGTCGATGAATATAATGTCAGGTGCAAATGACTTCTTCAAGGATAGTTCATTCATCAATGCCCTGAAGTGACCTGAATGTGCAGATGCAGTAGGATACTCTTTAATGATAAGTTTACCCTGTGTCTTACGTGACAGGTCTGCTACCTTAGATTCAAAGATCATCCTAGGTAGATCTGGTATGTCCTTTATATTAACGTTGAGAAGGTTAGCATCAATACGTTCTGCTATCTTTTCTTCTGCCATCTCAAGGGTAATATACAGCACATTCTTTCCTTGCGACAAACAAGATGCTGCAACGTGACACATAAAGAGTGACTTACCTACTCCTGTTCCTGCGAGAGCAACATTGAGTGTTTTGTTTGGGATACCACCCTTGGTAATCTTATTGAAGTATTCCAGATCAAACGGAGTTTTCTCCTCGTCAGTAGTGTAGAAATCAAAGCGTTCTTGATAGTCAACCAAGTAGTCGTGACCAATATGATCATCAAAAGAGACCGATAAAGCTTCTTTGAGAATGTCAGGAATTGCATCCCTACTCTTCTTCTCGTCTTTGCCATCTGCTAGCTTGATAGACTCCATCAAAGCTATGTAGATAGCACGATCTTTACACCACTTCTCAGTGGCATCAAACAACCAATCCTGTGTCGGATCCTCTACATCTTGGAAAGAGTCACAGACACTTCTGACTTGACTATAAGTCTCATCAGAAACATCTTGCCTTCCTTCGACTTCAATGAGTATAACCTCCGTGGTCGGGAGACGGTCATACTTAGAAGCGAACTTTTGGATCTCTTCGTAAATGACCTTTTCGTGTAGTTCTTCATAGTACTCGGATTTTATAAAGGGAAGTACCTTACGATAGTAATCTTCAGATCTGAAGAGACTACGTAGGATAGTCCTCTCAATGCGTTCATTCATTACCGTACTTAAATTCCTTGGATGCTGCTTCGTCTAGTGCTTGCATTATTTCTGGAGTGAAGTACTTCTCAGGATCAGCAAGAATGCTCTTTGGATAAACAGAAGTTTCACCAAACTTAATCCTATTGCCCACACGGTTAAAGATTCCGTGCTTCTCACCCAGTTCCAATAGTCCGTAATACTTGTCAAGACCTCTCTCATCGAAGAACAACCTTACTTTAACCTTAGAATTCTCTTTTGTAAAGCGGGATTTACGATTTGTGGCAGTAATGAGATTGCCAACAACCTCGGTACCGTCTTTCTCCTTAGCCTTCGATAAGAAAATAATGTTAGAAGCAGCGTACTTAAGTCCTGTTCCACCACTCATCTCCTTCATTGGGACATAGCTACCCACGACTTCGTAGGTATGGTTAGTAACTAGCAGTGGTATATTCGCTCGACCAAGATTAAGTGTCAAGACCCTAAAGATAGACTTGATCACTTGTGCTCGTGTCATATCTCTGGTATCTTTTCCTGCTGCGGAATCTTCAATTTCTTTAGAAGTAGATAAGTTACCTAAACTATCTAGTACCATAAGCAGTGGTGGTCTATCATCTTTGTTAAGTTTCTCATACTCAGACACTATCTTCATAGCCTGTGTACGAAACTCTTGTACAGTGACAACAGGTACTACACCCACACGTGACACATCAAGTCCTCTCTCTGCCATCATCTCCTTGGAGATAGCAGACTCTGACTCAAAGTATAGAACATTACCCTTAGGGTTCTGCTCTAGAAAATGACGACAGACGCTGAGGGCAAAGAAAGTCTTGCCAGTGCTTGACTCGCCTGCAAGAGCTGTGACTTTATTTGATGGTATTCCACCGTAGACTGAACCAGATACCAAAGCGTTAAAGATATAACTGCCAGTATCAACCCAGTTAGCAGTATCACCAGCAGCGATACCTTGGTCTGCGACTGCTGCATACTCATTACCAATCTCTTTGATGACTGAATTTAAAAAACTCATTAGAAAAATTCCATAAGACTACCAGAACGTTCTGGCTTCCATCCAATACATTCTAGCACATTACGCAAGGGTTCGTAAAATGCTTTCTCAAATTGTTTATCGTGATCTATGTACTTGGTCAGGTTAAACTCGGATGGTAAGTCCTGAAAGAATGAGATCACGTTCTCTTGAATAGGATTAGGTGTCTTGAGATAGACAAACTTAATCTTCTCACCCTCTTGAATAAAAGCATTCTTGTGTTGAATCTTCTTATCCTTGATGTAGTGATTGTACAGTAACGCACCACGTACGTGTATGGGAGTACCTTTCTGGTAAATCTCATACGGATGATTGTACTTGGTGACACCATTACATCCACGTGGGAATGCAATGTCAGAGACTACTGCCTCACGAGTCTCCTTCTTACAGTTATCGATGAACTCAATAACTGTCTCATTATCAGCAGACATAATAAGTCTGAACGCCTTCTTAAGACGATCTCTGAAGTACTGAGGAACAGAAGACCTCGCAGTCTCCAATCCCATAATTTTCATCTTTGGTTCTTTATACCTTACTCCCTCGGAATCCCATACGTTGAGAATGTAGCGTTTCTTTGCTGTCCATATACCACGATCCGCTATGTTCTCACGCTTCATTATCATCTTCTGTTCATATGCTTGAACGTACGTCGCAAGTTCCTCGTAGCTAGAATCAATGTACGGTTCAATCTTCTCTTTACAGATCTTATCGAGTAGCGAAACAACCTTGCTCTTATCACTAACCCGATTACTAAAAAATTTATCAACAAGAGGTCCGAGATTAAGATATATTGAATCCGTGTCGGATGCAATAACATAATCCTTACTATTTGTTTGTAGTAGTTTATTTAGGTAATCATTCATCTTGTTCTCTATCCACCTGATAGAGACCTGTCCAGACAACGTGATTGCCTCTGCGTTTGCTAGTTTATAATACCTGAAGTACTCATTACCAATAGCACCATAAGCACTGTTCAATTGGATCTTACGTGCCATCTGGAAGTTGTTAAACTTCGAGATCTGTTTCTCTAGAGTGAGGGTAGGTTCTTTCTCATACTTCTTCTTAGCCTCAATCATATTACCTTTATAGATCTTACGTTCATCGTAAATCTTCTGCATCAATTCTGGTAGAAAACCCCGTACATCCTTACGATACTGAGCACCGTTAGCACAAACACAATCATCCCCATCAATCTGCACCTCTCCATTTAAGATCCCTTCAACGCTCGCACTGGGATGTCTAGTCTCCCTGAGGGTTTCTGGGGAGATATTATATTGCATAATAAGATGAGGATACAGGCTATTGAGGTCAAAATTAACAACCCAGTCATAGCGTCCTGGTTTCGGTTCCTTGACATAAGCACCTGCGTATTTGTCAGACTTTTGATTTCTATGCTTGGGAGGGATAACGATATCCCTCTTACGCAAATAATTATAGATTATACTGTCCCACATCCTAACCTGTGAAAAGACATCTTCAAGGTTGACCTTAGCATCATACGCAAGCGTAAACGCCAAGTCCATAAGCTTCATCTTGTCTTCGAGTTGATCAACCAGACGTACGTCGTGGATGTTATACTCTACAAATTTCTGCCAGTCTTGGGTATAGAACTCCTTGAAGGTGTCGAACTCTGAGTGGTCTAACTTCTTAGATCCCAACTCAACTAACGCTATGTGATCCAAGCGGTAAGACTCCTGATTTGTATAAGTAAATTTCCTATACAAATCAAGATAGTCCAGCACCGTAATCCCCGATACATCATAACAGATGTTTTTTCTGCCCTGTATATAAATTTCACGGGAACTTAAAAGTTTCCAAGGTGAAAAGAGTTTGGTTTCCTTGGTTCCAAGGATACGATCCAAACGATTACAGATATAAGGAACGTCGAACAGTTGAACATTCCAACCTGTAATAACATCAGGATAATTCTCGATCCACCAAGCGAGGTACTTCCGTAGTAGTTCCTGCTCGTCAGCACAGAGTGTGTACGATACGTCAGCGTGCTTGTTCGTAAAAGGTTTAGAACCCCATACGTGATACAAGCCAGTGAAACTGTCCTTAACTGAGATAAGTAAGATTTCCTGATCAGCAGATTCGATGTCGGGGAATCCGTTCTCTGCTGCGGTTTCAATATCGATCGTGAACACACGGATCTTACTTGGATCATAGTCAACCTCACCAGGGAAGTTGTCACTGATCCATTGATAGAGATACATCTGATTACCAGATATATCAAAACCATCTACCTCCTCATACTGTTGGCAGAACTGCTTACAGTCTCGGATGGTACCTGGTTGAATAGGTCGAACTGGTTCTCCATACAGGGTGGAAAACTTTGACTCTTTCTTACTGTTTACATAGAGAGTAGGTCGAAACTCGTCACGAAAACGAACTTCTTTATACCCATCACATCCTCTAACAAGAATTCGATCACCAACTTGGTCAACGTTCTTGTAGAATTTCATTGTAATCTTGAGTAAGAACAGTAACAGGTTCGACAATTGTAAGAATCTGATCCGAATGGATCATCATCTCGTTCTGTATTGTAATCCCTTCTAGCCATTTTGTCAATGATCCTTTCTCTTCTCCTTCTGTATTCAACACACAGGGATCAATTAACTTGACATCTGGTTCACCTGGCAGTTCTGCCTCAGTCGGTTCCAGTTGGCTCACTAGTATCTGGTTGTTCTTGAGCACCAGCACTTGACAGTTCTTCATCACTTTCTCCAAAACGTTCTCTGAAATGTTCAATAAGGGGATCTAGGGGGTCACACATTGTAATAAATGCGTGTTCTTTAACGAGGAATTTCCTTTGTTGTGATAGAGGTGCCCAGTTATGGAACTGAACATTTGGTCCTTTATCAGGTTCTTCTACATTAGGTAGTAGCTTACAGATCTGAGGTTCTCTAAGGACAAACCCCTGAGGCATACCTTCTTTGTCTCTGATCTCATAAACATCAGCGATGACTTCTTCACCGCTTTTCATCAACAGGAGTTGGATAGACATTATAGAATATTTTTATATATTATAAAAGACCCCCTGACATTTGTCAAGGGGTTAGATGGTTAAAGGTAATCTTTACGAGAGTGGTGTTCAGGGACGATCTTACCTAACTCGATAGTCAACAGACCATCTTCAAACTTTACATCTCTGATTTCTGTTTCATCAGAGAGTGTCCAGACACGCTTGAAGGATCTCTGAGCTAGTCCTTTGTGTTGGTATGTAAGTTCGGTTTCTTTATCTTCCTTCTGACCCTCCACAAAGAGTTTACCATACTCAGAATATACTAGTACTTCTTCCTTCTTAAATCCAGCTAGTGCAATCTCTAGTCTAGACTCTACGTTGTTAACCTGAACAAGGTTGTAAGGAGGATAGTTACTTGTAGTTTCGTGTAGATTAAAAAACTTATCAAGGTAATCATCCATCCCAATGCTGTTTCTTGTGATCCGATCCATTAGTTCTGGAAGATCGGCAGCACGATATCTTTGAATGTTCATTTGTTTGCTCCTTAGTTAAGCGAGGTTTAAGTTGTGTCCCTTTCGGCAACACTACTATTTAACCACAAGAAGCTAGAAGTGGTAGTGGTGAGAACCCTCAAATTTATTCGGGTTTTTGGGTAATGAAAGATGATTTGTTTTTAGAAGGTGCGGTTAACGCTAACATAGATACGAAAGAATACCGTACGTGATCATCAGAATAATTCTTTGGATCATATACAGCAGTGTGGAATAGAGATCCTCTATATCCAGAAAGACAATTAAATCCAGCTGGTACTGTAGTAACATATTCATATACGTCATCACCTTGAAAGTATTTCCACTTGTCTAACTGACCTTCACCTACTCTACCTTGATCCATTCTCTGACTAATCAATCTAGGATGTATCCCAGATTTCCTTTCCATATCTCTAATATCAATCCACTTCTGTCCGTCAGGCATATTAATAGCAAACACAGCAGTACCTTCATCTTCGTGAAGATCATCTGATAGAAATAGATTGAATGCAAAATCACCAGGATCCACGTGTGGACGGTAGTTACTGTCAATAGCAATCATATTCTTCCAGAACATATTACAATAACAATTAAAATCGTACCACGTTATGTCTCTATGTGTAATCTTAAGATCGTATAAAAGTTGTCTAAGATATAGTATAAAAGATTTAACCCACTCGTTAGCCACAGGTTGTTGCATACCTGGTGCACCAGTCTTATCTGGTATTAGATCATTAGTACCAGCAATATAAGATGAGTGAATAAGAAAATCCTTTACATCATAAGGATTGACAAGAACATCCTCTACCACGAGATACCTATGCTCCCAAGGATCAGGAAGTTTTACTGTGTACTCCTTACGGTTTGGATTGATTTCAAATAACGATTTCATCTCATCGGGTCGAATGATACGACCCTTAAAGTCTTCAAATGTTAATCCCATTACGTTTCTGTTTTCTTCTTACCGATATTATACTTAGATTCTAGAATCCATTCTCCCTTCTCCTTAAAGGATAGAACCTTGATCTGGTTCAAGGGAGCTATAGTATCGATCTTCTCAGATGATATTATACTCAATAATCCCCAATCTGACAAGAGGGATGCAATTCTGTTACGACGTTGTACGTCGTTGATGCTTAGATTAGTTTGTTTACCGTCAAGTGCGAAGAGTTCCTTGAAGTGAACGATGTAATATTTACCACGTTTGTGGAGGATGTGACAAGATTGATAGATCTTCTTTTCTTTACGAGAAGCTACACCTATCCTTGTTAATGTTTCTCTCACCTTAAGGAAGTCATCTGGTTCCTTTAGAGCAACCTCAATCATTGATTGCTCATTCCATTCTACAAATTCTTCAGTCATTTACTGCCACCAGTATCAATAAGGGATCGGATCTCTTTCAACTGTGATGTAGTCAATACCTTTAATGCTTGTCGTGCTTTTTCATTACTATATCCATAGTATGTTTTTACTGCGTCAAGATCATCAAGTGCAGACTTCTTCAGCCAAGGAGAGAATCTCTTCCTAGGTCTGAGGGTATTTATGTAATAATCATACTGTAAACGCTTATCTAAATGAGCAGAAGCATTCATTTCATTTGCGTGCAGTACAGAATCTAATTGACCAGCAAGACACTTGTTGATCACATAGGGGACATAGTTCTTTTTGTCTTCCTCATTCCATATATCCTTCTTGGATTGATTAATAGAATAGAGGTAATCATTTAGTTTCAAGGTGCTCATACCAAGGATGTTTGTACTCAGTGTAGGTGGGTGGTTGATCTTCTTCTGGCATATCATATGGTCCGTTCATCTTCCTGTTATACTCTCTCTCATCTAGAACCTCATTAATGAGATCCTTCAATTCAATTCTAAGTTGTGGTTCCAGTAATGTCAATGGTGTAACATCCATTGGTGGGTAAATTGGATTACCGTTCTCATCTTTAGGAAACACATTATCCTTACAACCTTGTGTTGTAGGTCCACTCATTCCCTGAGTGTCGATCTTTTCAGTCATTAATAGGTTCTTACAGGTCCGAATACGGTACGACCAGAAGCATTGAATCTGTAGATCTGTGTCTTACCTGAGGTAAGATTCACTACTACTTCATCTCCTTGGACCATAGCACTAGCTACGTCAACACCAAAAGTTTGGACTACGCCCATCTTAGTGTCAATTAGTTGTGCACGTCCACCACGTGCCCTTGCAATTAGGTTTCCCATTACTTGTACCAGTTACCTGTACTGTTGTTGATCGTATAATTGACCAGAAGAAGTTCTTTACGCTTATCTTGGTCAGCACCATATGACTGTGTTGATCTCATAGTATATGTGAGATCCCACTTCAGCTTAGAGTACTCAGGATATAATTTTTCAATATCCTTAGATGCATTGTAAGTGAGCATTATATTACCAGAGAATACATTACAGAGATCTGCAAGTTTCTGGTGTCCAAAGTTCTTATGTAAAGATCCCTTACTACCATAGAGGTTGTCTTTGATGCTGTAAGGAGGATCTAAGAAATTGAATGCACTGGGGTTCATTACCTGAGAGTAATCTTGGTTCGTAATGTTCCAAGATCTAATCGCTTGGTGGTACCACAGTAGACTATTTATGCCATTAAATGAAAAGTTAGATTGACTTGCCTGAGCAGAAAAAGAAGAGTTTTCGCTAAGACCAGAGAAACTACACTTGTTGCAAATGTAAAAATTAACTGCTGTCTCATAGATGTCCTTGTGTTCTTTCAGTTTATCCTTTGCCTTATTGAATGCTTCTCTATGTGCCTTCAATACATCTTCTTTATCCTCGTGCTTAGACAGATATGTCTTAACGTTATGAAGATGTGATTGCATCTGTGGACCTGCGTCTCTAAGAGCAGTCCAGAAAGCAAAGACTGGATAGTATAGATCATTGATAACAACCTTAAGATCTGGACGTTGCTTTGTTAGAGCAATAGCCATAGATCCACCACCAATAAAAGGTTCGACATAGTAGTCGAAGTTATTTGGTATGTACTCTAGAAGAATCTTAGTAGCACGTGATTTACCACCAGGATATCTTAGGGGTGTTTTAAACTTTTTCATAATATAGGAACCAATTGGGGGAGTGCTCCAGAATCAATTACCTGTTGTACGAAGACACCAGGATTAGGGTTGTGTAGTATATCAAACCCTATACTAGCACGGATACCAGAGAATTGTCTATTCTCTACACGATGTTCACGTGCTGCTTCAAACATACACATCTGACCTTGCTTGTTTGGTATCACTTGACCATCCTTAAAGACAGTATCAGTATTTTTATTACTGATGTGTACGAATCCGTGGTAGTCAGCATAGGAATGATTGTGCCAATTAAGTGATTCATTTTCATCACACAGATCTTCAGATCTATGGACGTTCAACCAAGCGTGAACATATGTTGGACTACCTATCTCACCTTTAATGTTGGAAAGAACTTGCTGCCACAAATTGTAGTATGTTGGTAGGAAAGAACTGAATAGAATGAGGTTGTACGCATTCTTAGATAAGGTAGGATCGTAGCCAGCAGGTGCCATTGGTTTAATGGCCATCTGCCAAATCTTATATACTTGTTGAGTCTCCATAAGGAGAGTATCAAAATCAAGATCTATGGTAAAGTTTACCAATGTCTTATGACCCCACCAATAATAAAACAGTTAGTGATGAGATAAGAAAAGAAAATAATACTACGTACGATAACAACGTGGTTGTCGTAGCGTTTAGTCTTTTCGTCAGCGAAACTACCCAATGCATACTTCCATATCCTCCATAGTTTAATCAGTGATACCATACTTAGTCAAATCATACTTGGGCAACAACAATGGTTCAACCTCTACTTTAGGTGGTTGACCTATCTTATCCTCAATTTCAGATACTAATTTCTTCTTGCCTATGTCATATGGACACGGTGCATTTTGTAAACACACTTGTAAGCACAGAAGTTCTTCATCCGTGAAGGTGAATGTATTCATTGCTTTTTCCACGTTTCAATCCAACGTTTCAATTCAGCAATACGTTTCTCTGCCTCTCGAATTTTTTCCTCTTTGTAATTCATTTAAACTCACACTCCAACATAATCTGTGTCATACAAGCCAAAAGATTAATCTCTTGATCTGCAACAAAAGCAGATTTATACTGATAGTCTGCAAGTATAAGAACCAACTGAGGTACACTCCTTGGTGATAGATTCTCAGTCAATCCCTCATAGATCTTACGGAAGATCATATTAGGATCGTTGTCAAGGTTCTCTACAACCCAGTTACGGACAGTACTAAACTCTTTTCTAGCTAGTGCTTTTACCAGCGTCGAAATGTCCAGTTCTGATATATCAACCAGAATACCACTATCAATAGACCCTCGTACACTGTGTCTCTGTAATTCATTTAATGTTCTCCTCCAATCGGGATAATGTTTCTGTACTAACTTTACTAGTACCTTGTCCTCTCCCGTAACCTTGTTCTCTTTAAGAATCTGTTTGATCCTCAGGAAAAACTGACCTTGAAGATCTAACTTGTCCTCCTTCTTAATAACAAAGTCAAAGACAGAACACCTAGACTGCAACGGTTGAATGATCTTGTTCTTGTAGTTACAAGTAAAGACAAATCTACAGTTGTTCTGATAGTCCTCTATAGCAGCACGTAACTGTGACTGAACGTCAGCAGTCATATTGTCTGCTTCATCTATGATGACGCATTTGTGCTTACTACCTGAGAGACTAATAGTACTAGCAAAATTCTTAACCTTAGTCCTGACAGTATCAAGGTAACGACCTTCATCAGAACCATTAATAACAATAGTACTAACACCTAACTCATCACATAATGCTCTAGCTACTGTAGTCTTACCTACACCAGAAGATCCTGATAGAAGGAGGTTAGGGAATTCACCAGCATCTACAAACTCTTGGAATGTAGTTTTAAGATACTGTGGAAGTATACAGTCATTAATTTTGGTGGGTCGATACTCCTCAACCCATAAGAATTTTCTCAAGGTTCTAAGGCGATGTAGTAGGTCAAGTCGATGTTGCTGTGATTCCATTTAGAAATCAACTTACTTGACACACTTACTCCGTAGTCTCCTTGGAAGAGTCTAAGGTTTTCAACTTTAAAATCGAGCGAGTAATCACCGTCTGTTGATCCTTGTACAACTTGATCATAAGAGTTGGAGGTGTCGTCTTCTTTGTCACGTACCTTTAGAATAACGGTTTGCTCTTCACCTGACACAGTGAAGTCTGGTAGACCATACACAGCAGCAGCTTTGCTGAGTGCACCGATCTGTTCCTCGGTCACATTGAATTCAATGTTGCCACCAGGAAATTTGATCTCACGATCAGGTGCTGCCTTCATAGTGATTTCAGGATCACTGAAGTAGTATTTGACTCTACGTCCCTGACCTTGATCTTTAATCGTAACGTAGTTAGGATTATCAAAGTGTAATACAGGATCATCAAACAACAGGAGACCAGCAATAAACTGGTTCAAGTCATAGATGGCAAAGTCGATTGGGAATGTCTCCTCTACCTTAGCAGATGCCAGAATGTTTTCTGCATTGCTGATAGTCTTAAGAACATTTCCAGTCTTTACTACGATACTTGTATTGATCGTAGCAAAGTTTTTAAGAATGGCTAATGTAGTCTTTGATAATGTGACTGCGGTCATTTGTCGTAATCAACTGAGAATGATGTAGTTCCATCATTGATAGACATCGCACGGGCGGTCTTATCATTGAAATGGAGTAAGAGTATAGCATAGTGGGCAATCTTAATGATGTCCTTACGTGCTGAACCCTTTCGATCGTAGCGAGAGGCATACTTTAGGATGTTACTCCTACAGAATGCCTCAGCGTCACCTACCGAATCGATGAGATCCAACGTCTGAACCCCACCTGGACTGTAATGACCTCGGTACGTGTTGTGAATGTAAGACTTGACTTCTTCTAGAAGTGCATCTTCATTGTACTTGTTCATATACGTGGTAGTTTTCTACCAGTATAACAGAGTGGTTACCTAATTGCAACCACTTTGTCTGAATGTACTTCCACAGGTGATTCTCCCTCGTCTACAGGAAGGTCAACCTTGTCATCAACCTTACTGTAAAGGTCTAAGAATGCTTGCTTGGTCTCATCATCGAAACGGTTCAAGCAAAGTTGTACTGCTTCTAGACGATCACCAAAGATAGAGAATGCCTTAGTGATGTGTACAAGTCTACGTGTACTGATCACCTCATCGATACCACCATCGTAGAATGTCTTACGAATGATGTCTGCCCAGTCAGCAAGTTTCTTACAGTAGTCAGCATCCTTACATACCTTGTTAAGGATCTTCTGCTCTATCTGAACTGAAGGATACTCTTGCTCAAAGGTCAAAGCGAATCTCTCAAGGAATGCTTCATTCAATACGTTAGTACCAATGAATCTACCATCCTCAGATCCTTTACCCTTAGTGTTAGCAGTAGCTATAACTGTGAATCCATCAGCAGGTTGAATGTACTTACCTATCTTCTTGAGGAAGACTCCCTTCCCTTCGAGGATGGACTGAAGGCAAAGTATCTTATTAGATGCAAGGTCCACTTCATCCAAAAGTAGGACTGCTCCTTTTTCGAGTGCTTCGATGACTGGACCGTTGTGCCATACCGTTTCGCCATTAACAAGGCGAAACCCACCAATAAGATCGTCTTCATCTGTCTCTATCGTAATGTTAACTCTAATCAAGTCACGCTTGAGTTGTGCTGCTGCTTGTTCTACACCGAAGGTCTTACCATTACCTGATAGACCAGTGATGAATGTGGGATAGAAGATACCAGATTTAAGGATCTTCTTAAGACGATTGAAATTGCCGAAAGGGACAAAGTTAGCATCTACATCTGGAACTAAGTTCTGCTCTACAGCAGGTGCTGCTGCTGGTTTGCTGTAGGTCTTCTCTAGTGCTTCCTTCACTGTTAGATCCCAAGTACCACGCTTTACTTTGTAAGCACTTAGTCTGTTAGTGATTGCACGATAACCAAGTCCAATCTTTCTAGCATATTTTTTAACTTCAGTAGCGGTAATTTGATTACCATACTGGTCACGGAGATCGGAAACTACGGTCATTAGATTTAAGAGGATTAATTGTTTTGTATGTACTTATTATAGTACAAGAATTGGGGGTGGGAACCCCCAGTGTACCAGTTTGTCAACTGACCATATCTACAAAAGATGATAGGATCTTTTTGTTGACACTCTTGTTACCAAGAGACTTCTTGAAAGCAGCTTTGATCTTTGCTTTAGATGCTCCTTCATCAACTTCAAACTCAGTATTGAGTCCTAAGTTTTTGTTTGGCATTAGGTACAACTCATCATAGCCAAGAGACTTCTTAACGATTAAGGACTTGTCTCTTCTAAGTTTTGCTTTAATTTCATCTCTGGAAATTCCACGCTCCATCCAGTCGGTGCATAAGTAAGATGCATTACGAAGCCAGTAAGCAACATCCCTAGATTCGATAAGTCTGAAACTAACAAAGTTGGATTCAGGAAACGACTCTTTAAGATCTCGTACAAGGATACCAAGATTCTCCATATAATTATTTGAAAAACGACTAAAAACACGCCCCGTACGATTATTCCTAAGAGCAGTACGATGCTCCACTGTTCGTGTAAGAAGTTCTTCATCCCTGTAATGTTCTTTGTCAGTCGTGTAGACTCCTGCGTGGGATTCTCCATCAGATAATACGATAACATTTAATTTTTCAACACCATACTTCTTCTTGAAGTAAGGGATGACAGTATGCATTGATACGATAGCATCCGAAAGTGGTGTACCACCTAAGTATAAACCAATTGGATAACTAAGACAACGTGAGTATTGGAACACTTCACCGTGGCAGTAGCTAGAGTAGTATGCACCCAAACGGAACATATACTTTAACTGTTGTTCAAACTCATTGCCAGTAGTGTCGGTGGTAAGCACATTAATAAGATTAAAGTGATCTCCAAAGGAATATTTGTAAGGGGTGGATCTGTCGGGTCTTTCATCGGATGGCCACTCGGTAGTGAATAGGTATGCATTGAATGGAATCTGTGCTTTCTTACAGAACCACGCAATATTTAGAAGTTGCTTTACCATATTAAAGCATACTTCACCAATAGATCCTGACCAGTCAACAAGTGCAATTAGACCGTGGTTCTTACCATCAGGTATAATTGTTACTCTCTTGAATAGATCTTCATTGTACTTGTAAGTATGTAGCATAGAAGTGTTCAAAACACCAGTCTTTGCAGTAGATGCACGTGCATAAGCAGCAGCAGATTTCTTACACTCAAACTCTTTAACAAGGTAGCTAACTTCTCTTGCTGCTTCCTTACGATACTTGTCGAACTCTTGGTCGGCAACCCCTACAGGATCAAATCCATACTCCTCGTTTTTCTCAGTCAGAGAAGCATAATGCTCTGCACATCTGTCCATAAAGACTTTGTTAGAAACAACAATCTTCTCATACTTACTTGGTTTGATTTCAATAACATCAAGTTCCTCATAAGTGTTAGTTGAAGTTAGATCTCTCAACTTAGACTCTAGTGATTCAACAGTGCTGAGATCCTTAGGTGCGTCTCCATCACCCTCATCAAATCCTGTACCACCATCAGTATCATCACCACTACCTTCACCATCCTCAGACCTAGTTTTAAAACCATCATCTCCTTCTTCATCACTCTCTTCACCATCATCTCCTTCACCCCAGTCACTACCAGGTTGAGAACTATCACTAACACCGTCTGTGTTCGCTTGTGGCATCTGTTGGGTCTCTGCTTGTTGCTCTACATCCTTTCTGTAGTTCCAGAGCACTCTTGCTGCCTCTATAGCATCCTCAAAAGTTTCTACTTGTGCTATCTGATCTACGATTGCTTGCTCAACTTCATTGAAAGGAATGTCAACATAGTTTCCAATCTTGAAATGAAGATTCACTCTATCTGCCATAGTAAACTCTTCAAGATCTTTCTCCCAAACACTAAAGAAGTCTTGATCATTTAATTGCTTATAACCTTCAAAGAAAGACTTACGTAAACCAGGAAACTTACGCTTCATTAACTTCTCAATACGTACGTCCTCTGTGATGTTTAAGTATCCTTGTGGTACACCAGTTGAACTAAGGTCTACATTAGGTGTGTATAATGCGTGTCCTACTTCGTGTCCTACAAGAAGATCATAGATTGTATTTGTTAGTCCTTTCCAGATAGGAAGTGTCAAGATTCTCTTCTGCACATCGAACGATGCTGTGTCCACAGTCTTGTGTTGGACAATAAGGTTTTCAGTAGCTAGTAGTCTAGCAAGGTTACCTTTAACTTCGTAATGTGATGAATCTGGCATTGGGTGTTTGTTTCTTATGTCCTTATTATACGAAGAAACCCTCCGCTTGGGAGGGTTAAGTAGACACTTTATCAACTGTCTACGTCTTGCTCTCGCTTGACGCAGTGCCTGTGGTTTAAGGTGGCGTTTCTTTTCTTTCTTTGAATGATGCTGCCAGTTTGGAACTTTCATTGAGTGCCTCCAGTGCGGCTAGTACTTCGGGAGTCTCTTCCCAACTCCACGTTTCTTCTCGACCTTTCTTATCTATCTTAGTGAATGATTTAACGGTCATTAATTAGATCCTCCGACTTAATTGAAAATAGAATGTCATCCAGTTCCTGTATATGCTCAATGTTGAACACCATCTCGCTAACGTGCTTGATGAGGAATGGACTTTCGGTTCTAGCAGCAAAGGCAAGTGCTTCTCGCAAATGCTTCTGTGCTTCTGCTAGTTCTGATTTAACCTGTTCTGAAATTTGTTTCTGCATTAGGACTCTGTTATAAGTGAGTCGGGACCACCAGATTCCTTGATCTCAAGATGTGAGAAGTTTTGTGGTTTGGAGAACTGTAGTACCCGCATAAATTTGTCTGTCAAGTTATCACGGTGCGAGATAACAAACACGTTTGACTTATCGTTAAACGTTCTGAGGATGAATGATAACTCATCTGACCCTACTGTGTCAAGTGATCCATCAAAGATCTCGTCAAGGATAAGGAGGTTGGTGTCAACGCTGTTCTTTAGTTTAGCAATGGATCGCCAAGTTAGCAACAAACTGATATCAATACGTGCTTTCTCACCCTCTGAAAAATTTTCATATGAGAACTCATCAATGTATCTAGACTTCAATACTTCCTTAAACTCTTCATCTAATGTGAAGTTACAGTAGAATTGTAACTTATTTAAGTACTGGTTGATGAGTTTATTCATCACAGGTAAGTACTTCTTAATGATTCTTGTTTTAATACCTGAGTCTCTCAACAGCAGACTAGCTGTCATATGTACATCCAAACTCTTTTTGGATTCTACAAGTGACAAAGTGACAGACCTTAAATCCTCTTGCATTTCAAGCAGTTTGGTAGCTTCTACGTCTATAGAAGAGCCACTAGCTTCCAGATCTTTCTGTTGTGCAGTTAATGCTTTTATGGTACCGTTCTGTGTATGTGTGATTTGTATCTGCTTAGATATCTCACCACTCAGTTCACGTAATTTTTCTAACGGTGAAACAACTTCAGTAAGACGCTTATCGATATCTTGAAAAGCCGTTTCGATCTCTCCGATCTTTTCATCGAGTTCCTTGATTCTGTCACGTTTCAACTCCTCTGTTATA